CATGAAGTAGCTCAATACCAACTCGGGAGCTATGTACTCCATAATGACCTTTCACTATACCATAGTTCATCCCAGGTGCTACACAGCCCTGAAGCTGTTTCATGTAATTCGCAGGATGAATCATAATATCACTTCTATTCGGCACATCTTTAACCACCCAAGTCTTACCCCAAGTCGGATGAATGTAGAATTCAACATCATACCAACCCGCAGGTATGCAGGATCCAGATTGCTTACCCTTAATATATGGCCGATTATCCTTCCACTCACGCTCAACAGTAACTAGCGCAGGAATTCCGTTGTCCAAAATAAATACACCAAAAGTTCCATACTTCGTATATTTCACAGTCTGAAGGGTGAGCTTATTCATCTATTTCCTCATTGGTTTCAGTTGTAATCTCGGTGGTTTCAGTCGCGGTGCCAAGCAACTTCTCTTTGTTCGGACCTGGGGTACTCTCCGCGGTCAACTTTCTAACAATCTTTTTAGTGGTCTTGGGGGAACCCTTCTCAATCTTCAACATGTCCTCTAACCCCTCAAGCAGTTTCGTCGCAGTCGCAAGCCCTTTTCCCTCAGGGGTGCTTATCGCCTTTTCAAGCAAATCAAGTCGCTTCCCAATCACAAAAGATTCAGGGTCTATCTCTAATCCTCGTTCTTTAAGTATTGCCTTGATTTTATCTTTCAATTTTCTCTCCAATTTTTTAGCAATATAAGCATGTCCAAGTAAACGATTCGCTGCCTTAATGGAACCAGTCTCATTAAATGAACCAAAAGATTCTCTATACGCAAGCCCAGGGTCGCCATGTGCCAATACTAAGGTAAGAAAAGCATCAATGCGAGGGTCTTTTTCAGTAATATCATTGTTATCCCATCGGTGGGCAACAACATGACCCTTCGACATAACTTTTCCATCTTTGAACATTTTAGAATTGATAAATAGCAGGGTAGGCTTGTTGTATCCATCGTCATAGCCCTTGATTAAGGCACCAGACCAGAATTTTCGTACTTTGTTTTTGTATCGTTTGTCCAGGTGGCTTCGTACTTTGTCAATCTGAGCAACTAATCCATCATCCGTGAGAAACCAGTTGGGGAAGTCCTTGCAGGTGGCAAACTTCCCCTTTGGTTCGTACCTGAGGTGGATCAAATCAGCGACATCAGGGGGTAAACACCAATATTCGGTTGCTCCGCGCTCATCTCGGTGCTGAATTACTCGGCTGATACCCCCCGACTTGACCATGTAGGAAATCTCGTCTAAGGTAAATGGGTGAGCTTGTCTCAAATTATCAAATTGCGTGTGTCTCGGGTCGCGCATTGAAAAAACATATACTTTTGTCACGCCCTCAACGAATAAAATCACAACCGAAAAAAAATTTAGACCCTAAAGAGTTAGGTGCCTAGTAGCGTTAGGAACTTAGTAATTAATTAAAAGATTAACAATACTACTCCAAGTGAAGTAGGGAGCTTTAGGAACTCTAGGAACTTAGTAGCGTGCTACAACGATAAAAATTTGTCACAGGTAGTGAAACCTATTTCTCAAAAAAATTGCCCAAACATGTCTGCGTGGCTTTCTATTCACAGTAGCCCCCCTTGCAATAGGGGTCATGGGGTCGTGTTTACGTTCTGACGCGCTCCTGCTTCTTTTGTTCATGCGTTTAAATGAGGCAGTCGCGCACGCACCGTAGCTATGTATGCTCCCTACATACATGGCTGTCTGGCAGGCGTATTATAGCCCTCACTACTTCACGTTAAGGATTTACTATACACCGCATCCATCGCTCTTTATGCCCCCATTGTGTGGTTCTGGTGTCCATTTCTTCAGCCACTTCATGGTGTGGAATTAATCCATGCCGTAAATGGCGAAGGAGCCAATATGTCTAATGAGAATGTTATTGCATTTGTAATTAACCATTTCACAGAGGTCGCATCCTGCAAGAACCCTCGTACGGGGAAAGCTGGTAAAGTCCGTAACTTAATCGGTTATGTGATTGACCCTGATGGCGTTCGTAAATCTTCAGTCAAGCTTGCATGCTATGACAAGCAGATTGCTAAAGCAGAGAAAGCTTTGGAGAACGTGCCTGAGGGTGAAAAGCTTGTGCTTTCACTTACTGGTGTGGAATATGAGCCTTTTGTTGGTGAAAAGGGTGTCTGGCATAACATTCGTGCTTTTCAGATGGTCGGCACGGATTCCATACCTGCACAAAGGCAGGAGTTTAACTGGTAGCACCCATTGTGCTAATCCTTTATGCCCATCACATTAATTTGTGGTGGGCATTACTTAAAGGCTTGGTGCGCGAGTACATAGATGCTAACGCATCTCGCGCTTGGTGGCCTGCCCACCCTCAGGTTTTTTTGCAACTCTCGCCAACAGCTAAAGGAGACAGCTTTGAACATCACAGTTAATGTGCAGACTCAGCCTTTATTATTCGCAGTCAACAAGGAGAATGGTAACTCAATCAGAGTTGTTCGCATAAGTGGAACTGATGTGTGGCTATTCATCCATGATGACAATGCAGACCATCGCACCTATACAACGATTTGCCCAACTTTCCTTAGTGCTAAAGACTTATATTTTGGCATGAAAACAATTTAACTATGCTGACCCTCTGGGTTAGTAGCTGACAGTACACATCCTAATGACCTCAACTCATTAGCTTGTTCTACGGCTGTCCTCTAAGCGTTCCTGATAGGAGTCGCGGAATCACCACGCCAGGGTTAACTCCCGATAGGTGGTCAGGAACAAATATTTCATAGCTAATGTGAACACTGTAAGACCGATGATAGTAGACGTACTTACCTGAGGCATGCACATTAGCTTGATTTTTTGTAACAAGGAGTAGCATCATGAAAAGATAGTAGAGACTAAAATAGGTGCCATTGGTATACGCCAGTGGCACCGTTGGGCTTTTTTGCTACACGCGCCAACAGCCACTTCTTCAGCCACCCCTTGAATGGATTTAAGATTATGGGCAGTCTCACGCAATTAGGCAGGGTTATTTATTTAGCCCTGCTATTGCTGGTGTCCTTTATATAATATTGCAGGTTTGCGGGTTGAGGTTGTTCCCTTAGACAAGGAGTGGCCGAATGTCTCATGTGGAGTTGTAGCGTTGAGAGCTACCGATCATGTACTCGCAAAGAATTTGACTAAGACTCGGGCGTATGGTATCGCTGGCAACAGAATGAACCAAATGTATTAGTAATGATGGAGGGAGGTGGTGCTTGCAACACTTTACGACGCGAGTATCCCTCTCTCTTGACTTGCAAAGGAGATCTACCCATGACTATTAAAGATTTGTTGATTCAACGTAGTAAGCAGCCAAAGATTGCTAACTTCACACTTGCTGACTTGAGATATTATGCTCGACTCAGAGGTGATGTGCAATGGTGCCGACTACGCAAATACAAGAAGGAGACAGACCCATGTTCGAGAAAATGAAACGCTTTGTATTGAATCGTGAACTTCATGAGCCTAAACGCTATCACGGTGAAAGCATGAAAGAGTATCGCGCTCGTCAGGCCGCCAGTCGTGCAGCAGTTGACAATCGCGGTAGAACTATTCATGTTTCTAAATGGCCTTACAAACGTACAGATGGTGAGATTGGTTTTCACACATCTATCTTTCGCAAAAAGAAGTCAGACTCTTGGCTTGCTAAGAAAGCGAAGAAACGATGAAATACATAATCACACCACAAGCTCAGGTTGTCACCGAGGAAGATTACCATTCTGGTAATTGTCCTGATTCCGCTAAACACATCGCTCGCAGAGTTTTCGGAAGGGTAAAGCCTGAGAAACTTAAAGCTTTTGCTACCCACCTAAAAGACGACTTCCCGCGTAAATAACCTAGTCGTCACTACACGAAATGCCTACTCGCTAATTGAGTAGGCATTTTTCTTTGTAAGCGGTAAACAACAAGGAGGACATTCATGGAAATGAATAGGTCGAAACATAAGCCTGACCATTGGCCTGTGTGTACTGCATGTGGTAGTTCCAATATTGTATTTCATCACAATACTACCAGGTACAACCGAATCAACCAAAACTTTCAACTCGTATCCACTAACAGCAAGTGGGCGAGTTGTAATAACCCTGACTGTTTACACCAACAGTTTGAACCTGAATGGAAGGAGGTCGAACCCCATGAAGGACTTGAAACAAGAGCTGACAAAACTCTTTGACTCACTCATATTGGATCCAGAGCGCATGGCTCGATATGTTGCTAAATGGCGTGGAGGTGGAGCTAACAAGCTGAACTCATCACGTTTATCATTTCTCAATAACCTATTACTGCTAATTCAGATGGATTATCGGCAAATGGGTGAACCAACGCTTGTTGGAGGATTCAAACAATGGGGGCAGTTCAAGCGTCATGTGAAGGCAGGCGAGAAAGCCTTGCGAATCATGGCACCTATGATTTACCAGAAAAAGACAGAAGAAGAAACTATTCGCGGGTTTAAAGCTGTGGCTGTTTTCGATTTATGTCAAACTGAGGGTGAGGATGTGCCTATTCCTGGCATTGTAGATGATGTCATGGGGCAATCAATTGTTACCCTTGACCAAGCTATTGAAGCTTGCCCTTTTCCCGTGGAAATCACGACCAACAAATATGTATCAGCGAACGGCAAGACTGATGGTAAGACTATCTGGATAACAGATAGGGGTGAGGAACAACAGAATACAGGCATGTTGCTCACGCTATTTCATGAGTGGGGTCACGCTTCCATGAAGCATTTGGAAGATGATCAAAGCTACCCTGCACATGAGTTAGAAGCTGAATCATTTTCCTTCATACTCGCCAACGGTGTTGGCTTGGAACATCTTTCTGCAAAGGACTACATCGCTAATTGGTCCGCGAACATGAAAGAGAAAGTTGATGGATATTGGATGAATGATGTGCGTTCAGAGCGTATCATGGCACAAGTCAATATTGCTCTCAGACAGATGGGGGTTACATCATGAGTGGGATGGAGAAGCCTAAAAGCTGCGCTTGTGATAAGCAGATTGTTTTCTTCTTTGAGAATCCAACAGTAATCATCTGCGAAGAATGTGAAATTACCTTCTTCCATGACCAAAAGGAATGTCCTTACTGCTCTAAACCAGTCACATATTTCATCAAAGAAGAACGCAAATAAACCCTTTGCGGTATGCCTGACAAATTGCTATTGTTAGGCTCATGACCATAAACTTATAGCGAAGAAAGGGGCTTAAATGCCTGACAAAAAGACCACTCCCGAACCAAAGGGATTGACTGATTTATCACCTGTCCTGCTCATCACTGGACAACCTGGCTCTGGTAAATCCACGGCTATCGAACACCTTGACACGAAAACAACCGCTGTTATCAATGTCGAGAGAAAGTTGCTACCCTTCCCAGGGGCTAGAGACTTTAAAATGCAAGTCTATCCAACGAACTATCTTGAGTTCCATAGCTTTTACGGAAAGCTAATCGACCACAAGGATGTCAAAACAATCGTTATTGACAGTCTCACATCGGTTACCGAAGCATTGGAAACTTATTGTATTGCTCAATGGAAAGCAGTAGATCCATATGCAGTCTGGAACAATTACAACACCATGCTAGGTAGTATTCTGCAGAAGGCTAAGGAATCGGGCAAGAATGTCATATTCATTGGTCACGAAGAATTACTCATGGCAGATGATGGTATGCGTGAACGTCGTACTCGCACATTCGGTAAACGCTGGAAAGGCTTAATCGAGAAAGAGTTCGCAATTGTTCTGTGGAGCATGATCGAAATGCGTGAGGGTGAACCTGTTCACCTATTCATGACTCGTACTGATGGTGAACGGCCTGCAAAGGCACCCAGAGGTATGTTTGAAGAACGCCTTATTCCCAATGACTACAACGCTGTAATGACAGCAATTATCGACTATTACAAAACATCTGAGTAGTCATGGGCAAGAGAAATTCGACCTATGATAAAGTATTGGATATTCTTAAAAAGCATCCAGTAACCCTTTCATCTGACAAAGCCTTAGTTTGGCGTTATGCCGTGAACCACTACGGTCACCTATTTTCTCAGGGTACACAACTCATGCCCTGGGAGGTGTTTAAAATGATGCCAAGCGGTGAGTCAATCACCCGAGCTAGAAGAAAAGCTCTTGAGTTAAACCCCGATTTACAATCACAAGTTGACCCTAAGGTTAGGGCCAAGCGATCACTTATTGCCACGAAGAAAGGCAACCATGTATTCCACTCTTAATAGAAAGGACTCTTAATGAGTTACGAATTTGATCCAAATGAAGTCTCTGGCACCCCGAAACGTAGAACTGGTATTGCGAATGTTCGCATTGTTGATGCCTTTGACTTGCTTCAAATGGACTTAAAGCTACCTGCCAACAAGGAAAAGATTGAAAAGCTCAAACTCGATTCCTTGATTACAAAGGTACGAAATGACCCCAAGAATATTGCTGTATTGCAAGTCTTACTTGAGGTCGATGGTCAACAGTACCGCAAGATTATCTATGGTGGTCAGAAAACCATGTGGAAGATTGGCAACCTATATGCTGCAACAGGCGTATTTGCCAATAAACCCCGTGATGCAAAGGGTAAGGTGAAAACCGAGCCTGCTGATCTCATTGGTCGTCAAGCAAAGACATTGTTCTTTGTTAAAGGGAAATATACAGATGTATATGACCTATTCCCTCTGGAAACTCCCGACAATGTTGTGCAAGCCACTTTCGATACTGATGATTGGCTTCAGAACAAGATTCGGGAATCTGCTGTTCCCGCTGATGGTGCTATTCCAGGAGTTGACACTCCTGCTGATACACCAGCTGGTGCAACATCCAACGACGAACCGCTACCATTTTAACCCATGAGCCAAGACTATTTTATTGAATTGGTCTTGGATGCTTTCTGGAAACGTGGCGGGTTAGTCCGAATGAATGAGTTACGCTCAGTCTATGGACAAGCCCGCTACGCTTACAGATCGATGTGGTACTGGGGTCAGGATATGCTTGAACACTCTAATCGAACCAATAGTCTTAGATTCTTCAATGGTGATTACCACCTTGATGTTGTTGACATTGATATTGATTACTTGGGTGACAAGTATAACCCTGATGATATTTCTGACAACCATACCCAACAGCTAGTGGAAGGTATCATGCTACAATTGTCAGACTTGGGTGTTCCCGATATGAACATCTTACCCACCTTTTCAGGAACTGGTTACAATATTCTATTGCCTGCTGCTCTATTCGGTGATGGATTCAAGCCAGCGAATGACCTACCTGCTCGCGTAAAGGAAACAATGAAAAGCATCTTCGGTGATGACATTGATAACATTTACGATGCAGGAAGGATCTACCGTGTACTAAACACGCTGAATGAGAAATCTGGATTGTATAAGATTCCACTCACCTTGCGTGAGCTTCGTGACATGCCCATGAAAGATGTTCGCCTACTTGCTCAGAGTCCTCGTAACCCCGATGAATCTCAGAAAGAATGGCGTGAGGTATTTGAACCTGTATTAGCAGATGAGGTTCGGGAACCATTAACTTATCATTTTAATAAGCCAATTGTTTCATCCCCAAATCATACTAAAGTAGCTATGTGTATTGCTGACTTATGGAGAGGGGAGCAGATTGAACAAAGAAACAATTCGGCTACTCGCATCATCAGTCATTACAGAAGAAACGGAATCCCTCAGGATGCTTCTGAAATGCTAATGCGTGATTGGGCTGCTCGGGTTGACTTACCCGAAAAGGAAATTGCGACATCAATTAAAAGCGTCTATGAGAAGGGCTACACCTTTGGATGTAATGACCCTATACTCAAATCAAGATGTAACCATGATTGTGTATTTTATAGGAAACAAAACTATGAAGGAGGCGAGTCAATGCAACTGCTCACAATTGCTGAAACTCATGACAACCTTGTAAAACATTACCGAACAGATTGGACAGGTCGAATTATAGACATAGCCAAACAATTCGAGCTACCTGACAAAGATATAAAACTTTACCCTGGAAATGTTATCGTGGTGATGGGACCCACTGGTATAGGTAAATCCGCTATGGCAACTCAACTTGTCTTGGATGGATTGCTACCTACCATTTATTCCACTATGGAAGTATCAGCAGAACAGATGCAACGCAGGCTAATCCAAACTATCAATGGTGAGGATAAGAAGGCTGTGGGTGAAAAGATACTTGCAGGAGTGATAGATTACCAGAAACACGCAGGCCACATAATGTGGACAAGAGACTACAAATTATCGCTTGATGATCTTGCTAGTGCAGTTACACAGTGGGCAGGACAGTTTCAAGTTCTGGTCATTGACCATATCAAGCTTGTCTCTGGAAACTGGAATGACGACATGCGTAAAATAGCAGATATTACAAGAACCATGAAAGAAATAGCACTTGAACACGGCCTTATCATTATCGAGGTCAGTCAGGTATCTAAAGGTGTTGCTCGCAACGCCATATGGGATGCTTACTCAGGTTCAGGAAACTCATCAATTGGTGAAGATGCTGACATGGTTTTAATTGTCAAGGGTGACCCCGCGTACCCTGAAAGGAACATACAAATAGCCAAGAATCGTGATGGAGACAGTGTTGAGTTTGATGCTGTATTTAAGAATTTTCGTTTTCAACGGCCTAGTCATGAGACTAGAGCGCAATTCTAGAAAGGATTAACGTGACTGAAGAATCAGAACAAGTCAGAGAGTTAGGAATCACAGAAGTAATGATGCCCTCTGCATTACCACACGGAAGCCTCATTTATTACATGGAGCAAGATACCGTAAACATCCTCACAATGCTTGAAATGGGTGTTGAGCAATTCGGGGTAACCGAAGAAGAACTCACCACTCACCTGATGGATAAACCCCAAGCGTTACAGGAAGGTACTGACAGTCTGAACATGATGGCTGGAAGTATCCAGGGGCGCATGGATATGCTTAAATCTGCGTTTGAAGCAGAGAAGGCGAAGCTTGAACGTATCAAAAACACCGCCAAGAAATTCAAACTGCTGACCTACAACATCGTTATGGCCATGGGAGAACAAATCTCGCCTACATCTCACAAAGTGATCATTAATGGTCAAGCGTTTACCGCCAAGCTTACACCTGGAAGGGTTGTTCAGGAAGAAGGTTTTCCTTTACCACCCAAATTCACTCGTTACAAAGATGTGCCAAACGCTGTTATTCGGGAAGATAAAGCATACATTCCTGAGTTGGACAAGAAAACTGCGGCTGTGGCACTAAAGGCTGGCGAGAGCTTGGCAGAATATGGAATTGTGTTAGAACGTGATGCCCAAGTCACAGTGAAATAATGACACATTTCTTTCCACTCATAGCTTTTGGCAAATTCAATAATGATGAAAGTTTTGTCCTTCATCTCAAATTGCTATGGGTGGCTGTGTACTTTACAATCGTTCATAAAGTGTCAAACAGAAAACGTAAGCTTCCCACCACACGCGCAGGAAAATGGTTCGGCAAATTAATGAGCCGAACCAGTGAATTTGAGACGAATTGGGCAATTGCCCTTGAACTCAGATTCATAAAATGGGCAGGGAAGCTTACTTTCTATATAGTGGAGGATGAATGAAAACATCATCTGCAAAAGCTAAAGGTCGGAGATTACAGCAAAAAGTAGCCACCGATATTCAAAATGACCATTATCTACCTGAAACCGATGTAGTCAGTACATCTATGGGAGCTGGTGGTGTTGATGTGCAAATGTCAGCTAAAGCTATCGAAGCTTGTCCTATCAGCCCCGAATGTAAAAATCAAGAATCGCTCAACATCTGGGCGGCTATGAAGCAGGCAGAAGCAAACTGTCTTGATGGAACTCATCCAGTGGTAGTTTTCACTCGTAACCGATCGGAAACGTATGCAACGCTACCCTGGGATTCACTCAGGCAAATCCTCAGAGAAAGGAGGGAATACCAGATTGCTAAAGAAACTATGCAAGGGGACATGTAAGACTGAAAAGGATATACATGAATTCCGTAGTCATATCACAAAAGGCAAACGCTACTATCGTGGCGAATGTCGGGATTGTGAGAATGAAGTTACACGCCATAAACGTCAAACTGATTCACGAAGCTGTCTGGTTAAAAGCTACTTGATTATACCTAATTTCACCTATGAAGCTGTTTGGGCAAAGTTAGACCATGCAATTCGCAACCAAATCACCAATCCATATTCGTTGCGAGGTGCTTTCAATTTCTTTATCAACAAAGGGTCAGCTTCACGCTTATCTCATGATGAGAAAATGACAATCATCAAAGCATGGGAAAACATACGACTCACTTCAAACAAGCACTTGTGGATCTGGTCGAAACCTGACAAAGCTGCTATTCTTGTTAGAGGTACAACTGACTATACCGATGCTGTTAAATCTATGGCGAAAAACACCACGATTTATAGGGAATGGTCAGCAATAAACGATGTCCTAGAATGGTCAAAGAAGCGGACACTCGGGAAAAAGAAACCCGATGAGCCGACCAATGAGCAGCGAGACTGAAAAACCATATGAAGTGGTTGCAACTGTCGCTTTTAAATGGCCTTCTCAACGAGGTGCCTTTATTCGGAAGTGGGAGTTTGACCGAACTATGGTACGGAAACGCACTAGGCATCTTCTCAGATGCAGTAAATCGTATGCAACTGAGAATGATACCATTGAGCTTGCAAATGAGCTAAAAGCACGAAACGCTTATGTGGTCGTATATCGAAACATCAATGAGAAGTGGGCTGAAGTGCTTTCAACTCACTACGGAACTGTGGAGCCATTTTATGGAAAAGCTTAAACGAAACCGAATCATTGTAGGCATGCTTTTCACGCTGAACATGATTCTGCTGATTGTCCTGCTATCAATAGCGTTCAAGCAGAAAGCGAAAGACACAGAACTAAATCACAAACTACAAGAAATACAGATGATGAGTAAACGCCTTACCAGTCTGGAAAGTCGGATGGGTAAATATACTCAAAATCGAAGTCTAGCATTATTATCTGTTTACACTACAACGGGGATTGGAGGTGGTGACTATGAAAAAATAAAGCCTTGAAATTTGGTCCTGCACACACTTCCAGATTATTCCTAAAAGGCTAAACCCACTTGTCGAGTGGTGTTGCGGAAAATCACCACTTATCGCGTAAAGGGGAGTTTAGCAATTGCTCCCCTTTACATTAACCCAGGAAGGAGATTGAATTGAGAATAAAACCGAACAGTATTGCCTTTTGGCATATTGAAATAAACAACAAGGTCACAGGATATGAGATTTTGGCAGGGCATCGCTGGACACTTCAGGAAACAAAGCAAAAAGCTGATGGAACACCTGCTCAATCTACCAACAAGTATTTTACTTCCCTGCTGGATTTGCTCACTTATGCTGAAGATACTGACATTAGACACGCCCTAAAGTCCATTAAATGGCAAGATTTTATCACCGCATTAAGGGAATCCAATGTGAAAACGGGAAAAAGAATTGCTCTCATGGAAGGAAAAGAATTGATGTTGATTCGGGAACTTCAGAGGGAGAATAACGACCTGAAAAAAAAGAACAAGTCACTTCGGGATAGAGTGGCTAGAATGGAGAAAGCAAATGATAAGAGATAAAGATGGGAAAGTTCGCATCAAAGACACTCTGAAGCTACATGACGACCAGATACAAGGAATCTTCACTTTACTTTCGCTTATTGTAACCACCGATGATCAATTAATTGAAGAAATTCAATCTCAAAACATGACAATTGAGGAAATGAAGGAAAAGTTCAAGAATTTAGATCTACCCAAGAAAACTATCATCCCGACCCGAAGGAAAAAGAAGAAATGATAGGCCGTAGTGACCTCACAAACGAGAAACGCATCAAATCTTCCATGCGGAAACTAAGCTACTTTGAAATTAAGCGATTGCAGAGATGGATTCGCGAAGAAGCTGAACAAGCTCTTATTCGGAAGCGTAGAATTGATAGAGTTCGTAAAAAAGATGCCCTGAGAAAGAAACAGGGATTAACTATTGACGATTATAAGTCAATACACAACTAAGATCGGAATCCCTTATGAGATTCATTGTTGTAAATGGAAACAAGACACAATGTATTGGAGTATATAGCACACTGGCTGTTGCAGAGTTTATCTTTGAAAAGTCCAGATTGGCTAATGCCCGAAACCGCCCCAAATTCCGTGCAGAACACATTCTCACGGATGATAAGTGGCCGACTGAGCTTCAGGAAGAAGTTACACGTCGAGTACAAAGGCACATCGATTCGCTTAATCAGGATGCAGTCACCAACATCAAGACACAGATGTATTTCGACACACTTCCTGAAGAATTTATTGACAA